TCTTTCTTTAATCTCTATTGATGAGAATGATGGCGATCCAATTATAATTGCACAAAATCCATTGACATTCAAAGTTGTACAAAGTCCCCATGGATCTTTTATAAAAGTAAAACCATGGATGGATTTATCTGATGATGATGTATTTCTAATCAAATACGATAAAGTTATTACAATGACTGAAACTAAGGATAAGAAAATTATTGATATTTACAACGATTATATTAAAAGCGATGATAGTATAGACGTTTATAAACCTTCAGGACAAGTTCAAGTTTCTTCAGATATGGGATACTTGTCAACCGTTGAGGAAGCAAGGAAGAAATTTGAAAGTCTTTATAAACAAGATAAAGAACCTAAAGATAGCTAATATATCATCTTTAACCCTAACAAAGGTATTCTAATCATATTTTTGGTGTTTGTCAATACCCCATGTTTGTGGTATAATTAAAAAAAATAATATTAGGAAAAAGATGAAAACCAATGCCAAAAAAGAAATCAGAACATTATGTTAATAACAGAGAGTTACTAGATGCTCTAATCATCTATAAATCTCAAATTGCTGAAGCACAGGCAAAAGGATTACCTAAACCCAGAATTAGTAACTATCTGGGTGAATGCTTCCTGAAGATTGCTACACACCTTTCATACAAACCGAACTTTGTGAACTATATGTTTCGGGATGATATGATTTCTGATGGCATTGAAAATTGTGTTCAATATATTCACAACTTTAATCCAGAAAAGTCTCAAAATCCTTTTGCATATTTTACACAAATTATTCACTACGCTTTCCTTCGTCGTATTCAGAAAGAGAAGAAGCAATTGGATATTAAATCTAAAATTATTGAAAGGACTGGGTTTGATGAGGTTATGATGGTTGACGATAGCTTGCTTTCTGGCAGCAGTTCGGACTATAATACCATCAAGGATAACATTCAATATCGTTCTAATCGATGAAGGTAGCGATCATTACAGATACTCATTATGGTGCTCGAAAGGGATCGAAGCACCTTCATGATTATTTTGAAAAATTTTACAGAGATGTTTTTTTCCCTGCTTTAGAAGAGCATGGGGTAAAGACTGTCATTCATATGGGTGATGCTTTTGATAGTCGCAAATCAATCGATTATCAGAGTTTAGAGTGGGCAAAGAGAGTTGTTTTTGAGCCACTTTCAAAGTATCAAGTTCATATGATTATTGGCAATCATGATTGTTATTATAAAAATACCAATGATGTAAATTCTCCAGAACTTCTTCTTCAGACTTATCCTAATATTAAAACGTACAGTAAAATATCAGAAATCAAACTTGATAATTTAAAAATTCTTTTTGTTCCATGGATTAACTGTGAGAACTATGAAAATTCTCTCAAAAAGATTAAAAGTAGTTCTTGTTCAGTTGTAATGGGACATCTTGAACTCAATGGGTTTAGAGCACACCGTGGTCATGTCATGGAAGATGGTATGAACATTGATGTGTTTGAAAAATTTGAACGTGTCTATTCTGGACATTTTCATACTCGTTCAAATGATGGGAAAATTTTCTATCTGGGAAATCCTTATGAGATGTTCTGGAACGATGTAAATGATACCCGTGGTTTTCATATCTTTGATACGGAAACCCTCACTCATACGCCAATTGATAATCCTTATAAATTGTTTTATAACATTTATTATGAGGATACTCCATATCAATTATTCGATGCGACTGAGTATGAAAATAAAATTGTAAAAATTATAGTTCGTAAGAAATCAAAACCAAAAGACTTTGAAAAGTTCGTTGACAAAATCTATTCAGTTGGAGTTCAAGATTTAAAAATTGTAGAAAACTTTGAAGTTCAAGAAAATGAAGATTTTGAAATAGATGAAGAAGAAAACACAATTTCAATTCTAAATCGTTATATTGATGAGGCGGAATTTGGTCATGATAAAACCATGATTAAAAATATTCTTCAAGAAATCTATAAACAAGCCTGCGAGGTTGCCGATTAATGTATCTCCTCACTCTTAAAGATAGAAAGGATGATGGTGCATACGCCGTTCATGACAAATACGGTGAAAAGGTTCTTTTTATGTTCGAAGAGGAAGATGATGCAGTTCGATATGCCTTAATGTTAGAAGATGACGAAAACTATTCAAAAGAAATGGAAGTCGTTGAAGTTGATGATGAAATTGCTATAAAAACATGTAAAGTGCATAATTACAAATATGCCGTAATTACGTCAAATGACATTGTTATTCCACCCATCCCTAAATCATGATTACTTTTAAAAAAATTAAGTGGCGCAATTTCTTGAGCACAGGTAACCACTGGACAGAAGTTGATTTTCAGGAGCACCATACAAATTTAATTATTGGAACGAATGGTGCTGGTAAATCTACAGTTCTTGATGCACTGACCTTTGTTTTGTTCAATAAACCATTTCGTAAGATTAATAAACCTCAGTTAGTTAATACAACTAACGAAAAGGATTGTCTTGTGGAGATTGAGTTTTCAATTAATAGTAGAGATTATTTGGTTCGTCGTGGAATAAAACCAAATGTTTTTGATATTGAGGTTAACGGCATACCCCTTCATAGGGAAGCAGATGATCGTGCTAATCAAAGAATTCTTGAAGAAAATATTCTCAAAGTAAATTATAAGTCTTTTACTCAGATTGTGATTTTGGGTAGTAGCACGTTTGTTCCTTTTATGCAACTTACGACTGCAAATCGTCGTGAAGTGATTGAAGACTTATTGGATATTCGTATCTTTTCTGCAATGAATAATCTGATTAAAGATAAACTTCGTGAAAAGAAGGAACAGGTCAAGTCTCTTGAACTTAAGAAGGAAAATCTTAAGGACAAGATGAAAATGCAGCAGGAGTTTATTGAGGAACTTGAGAATCGTGGAAATGCCAATATCAATGCCAATAAAGAAAAGATTGCCAATTTAGATACCGAAGTTGGCGTTTATATGACAGAAAATGCCAAGACTGAAGAGCAGATTTTTGCCTTTACTAAAGAGCAGGAGGAAGTTGTTGGTACAGGAGATAAGTTAGTAAAGCTTAACAATCTTAAGGGTAAAATCTCCCAGAAAGTATCTGCGATTACCAAAGAGCATAAGTTTTTCACAGAAAATACGGTATGCCCCACCTGCACTCAAAACATAGAAGAAGAATTTCGGTTAAATAGAATTACAGACGCTCAAAATAAGGCAAAGGAACTCCAGAAAGGTTTTCAAGAACTTGAGGAGACTATAAAGTTAGAACAGGAGCGAGAGCGTCAATTCACAGTTCTATCTAAGGAGATTACGAAACTCAACCATGAGATTTCTCAAAACAATACTAGGATTTCCCTCAATCAGAGACAAATCCGAGACCTTGAATCTGAAATTCAAACTATTACCCAAAACCTTGCAAACAGAAATACTGAGCATGAGAAGTTAGAAGAATTTCAAACCAATCTCCAAAAAACATTCGAAGACCTTTCAAAGAAAAAAGAAGAAATCGTTTATTACGATTTTGCCTATTCCTTACTCAAGGACGATGGCGTTAAAACGAAGATAATCAAGAAGTATCTTCCTTTCATAAATCAGCAGGTGAATCGTTATCTTCAAATGATGGACTTTTATATTAATTTCCATCTTGATGAAGAATTTAACGAAACGGTAAAATCACCCATTCACGAAGACTTTTCTTATAGTTCCTTCAGTGAGGGTGAGAAAATGAGAATCGACCTTGCCCTTCTCTTCACTTGGAGAGAAGTCGCCCGAGTCAAAAATTCCGTCAATACCAATCTGCTGATTATGGATGAGGTCTTTGATTCATCGCTTGATGGATTCGGAACTGATGAGTTTCTTAAGATTATCCGTTACGTCATTAAGGATGCTAATATCTTTGTCATCTCTCATAAGTCAGACCTGCATGACAAATTTGAAAGTGTCATAAGGTTTGAGAAAGTTAAAGGTTTCTCTCGTAGACTGTCTGCACAGACACAAGACTAATGCAAGTCCCCAATCGCTACCACCACTCTAAGAAGGAGCAAAAGCGGAAACTGAAACCGCAAGCACTCCGACAAGCAAAGGCACGTCGCCAAGCACTCAAGAAGCGTCTCCAGCACGGGGACGCTTCTTTTTTATAAATAACTAAAAAGTCTTTGTGTAAAATGAGAGATCAAGAAATTTTAGGAATGATTGAAGCATATGCTTCCATTTATACTCCTCAAGAAGAAGTTGAATATGTAAATGAAAATCGCAGAGCGGCAAGAGATCCAGAGGGTCGTAATTCGGGTCATTCACCACAACCAGATCCATCTAAACCTGGATTTACTGGTATTGGGAATATGAGCATTGACCAGATTGCAAGAATGAGTGCTGATATTGAGAGAAGGAAGACCAAAAAAGTCAAAGAAGAGATTGACCTCTTCGATTACATTCTTGAGCACTTAGTTGCCGAAGGTTATGCTGATACTAATGAGTCAGCAATCGCTATTATGGCAAATATGAGTGAAGAGTGGAAAAAAAGTATTCTTGATGAAAGCAGGGGAGAAGAACTTAGAGCAAAGCACGGAGATAATCCATCAAAAAAATTAGAGACAATAGCATTTAACAAAGCGTTGAGATATGATAATAGAGATAGATTACCAACTGGAACAGGTACTGAAGTGAGGGCAAGATATTTGGGACTTTCTGGAAGAGCAGGAAGTCGTGCTAGAGGGCAAACACCCGCAAGCAGTGCCGTTAGTCCTGATGGGCAATCAAGAACAGTTAGATCAAGAGGTGGAAAACCAAGCGGAATTGGTGCTGGAGAAAATCGTGATAGATGAATAGGTTGATTCCACTTTCTAAACTGGCACACAAGAGGGTCTCACCACCCTCTTTTTTTATAAATACTTAAAAAGTCTTTGTGTAAAATGAGAGATC